TTTCCAAGTCAGCCGAGGAGAAGATCGACGCCAAGGCCGATAAAGTACTGGCCCGCAAGAAGGGCGGCCGATTGCCCGCCGACTACGACATCGAGCGCCATTCGTCCTGGGGCTGCGGCGAGCGTCGCGGTCATCACGCCGCCGGCGGCCGGGCCAAAGGCAAGACCAACATCAACATCGTGATCGCGCCGGGTCACGCGTCGGCCCCTGCGATGGCGGGTCCGCCTCCGGGCGCGCCTCCGATGCCGCCGCGCCCCGCGATGCCGGTGCCGACTCCGCCGCCTACAGGCGCAGCAGCTCCAATGCCGATGCCGATGCCGGTTCCTGTCCCGATGGGCGGCGCGATGGCGCCGCAGATGCCCCGCAAGTCCGGCGGCCGGACACTGAAGATGGAAGCCGGGGCTGGCGGCGGCGCCGGGCGACTTGAGAAGGCCAAGAAGTACGGACGTCCGTAGTGGCGGCCTACTACAACTCGCAGACCGAAGGCGAGCTTCGCAAGCGCATCGCCGAGGAGCGCCAGGAAGCGCGCGAGAACCTCGGCGATGGCTGCGCAGCCGACTACACGGCCTACCGGGAACAGGTCGGCTATCTGCGCGCCCTCCACGACGTGGAGGAGTGGCTTGCCGAAATCGACACCAAACTGAACCAAGGGTGATGAATGCCAGCAATGGCCATGCTGCACGAGACTGACCCGAAGGCGGTCATTCTCGGCAAAGTCGGACGCCTCGACGGCATCGAGGTGTGGAAGAACCAGGTGCTCTGTGGCGTCTACGAACGCCCGGAGCGGGCCAAGAGCGGCCTCTACATCGCCGACGCCACGCGCGACGAAGACAAGTTCCAGGGGAAAGTCGGCCTCGTGCTGAAACTGGGGCCGGAAGCCTTCAAGGACGACGAGAAGTGGACCTTCGCGGCCAAAGCGGCGGTCGGCGATTGGGTCTTCTTCCGCACCTCCGACAGCCGCGCCATCACGGTGAACGGCAAGCTCTGCAGGCTGATCGATGACACCGACATCGCCGGCCGCATCGATGATCCCGACATGGTGTACTGATATGACCGACACACCCGAAACCGACGAAATCGAGGTCGACCTGACCGACGCGCCGGAACTGGCCGCGCCGGAAGATGGCGCCGCTGCGGCTCCTGAGCCGTCGAAAGTCGTCGAGACCGACGACGGCATAGAGGCGATCAAAGCGCGGCTGGCGGCGGTCGAGGCCGAGCGGGACGCCGCCAACGCTCGCGCGCAGACGGCCGCCCAGGCGGCGACGCAAGCCGCCACGGACGTTCGCCAAAGCGAGATCAACCAGGTCTCCGGCGCCATCGAACAGGTCAAGCAGCGGGCGCCGGTCCTGGAGGCGCAACTCGCCGAAGCCCTCGCAGCCGGCGACGCCGCCGCCATCGCCAAGGTCCAGCGCCTGATCACGCGCGACGAGGCGGCGCTGATCAGGCTCGAGGATGGACTGGAGGCGCTGAAGAAGGCCCCGCCCCCGAAGCCTGTGATCGCCGATCCGGTCGAGCGGATGATCGCGGAATGGGGCATGTCCCCGGAGTCGGCGAACTTCATTCGTCAGCACCCGAGCCTGATCAACCGGCCGAACGCCTTGATCGCCGCTCACAACCTCGCCGTCGAAGCGGGGCTGCGCTATGATTCGCCTGAGTACTTCGCCCACGCCGAGCGCACGCTGGGGCTAGCGAGTACCGATGCGCGTCCGCAGGCCGCAGCGAAGACGCCAGACGTCGAACCTACCTCGGATGCCGCTGCCGCGCCCGCAGGCGGCCGTTCCACATCTCCGGCCGCAGCTCCCGTCTCCAGGAGCGCTCCAGGGGTAAACGGCCGCCAAATCGTGCGCCTGACCGCCGAGGAGCGGGAGATGGCGGCGACGCTCGGTATCTCCGAGCAGGACTATGCCCGCAACAAGGTCGCCCTCCAGCGCGAAGGCAAACTGGCGGTCAACTGAGATGGCAAGACGACCCTACACCCGACACACCCCGAAACAATCGGTGACCACGATGGAACGACCCGAGCGACGCTCCGAGATGCGCGACGACATGCGCGCCGAGGCCCGCAGCGCGGCCGAGCGCGCCGCCCAGATCATGGGGCATGGCTTCGATCCCCTCACCGAGGAAGGCGAGGACAAGTTCTACATCGACCCGACCAAAATCCCGGCCGATTGGTCCTACGAGTGGAAGACCGAGACGGTCTATGGCGCCGAAGACCCGTCGCGCATGGTCAACTATGCCCGCACCGGCTGGGAGCCGGTCCCGGCGTCTCGTCACCCCGAGATGATGCCGCGGGGCGCGTCGCCGCAGGAACCGATCCGGCTGGACGGGCAAATCCTGATGGAGCGCCCGCAAGTCATCACCGACCAGGTCCGCCAGCGCGAGCACAACAAGGCGACGGCGCAGCTTCGCTCGAAGATGGCCCAGAACGGCCAGACCCCGGACGGCCAGCATGATCGCTGCGTCCTCGAACACAAGAGCGAGTTCCGGGCGCCGATCGCCGTCCCTGAATAAAAGTTGTTGACTTGAACTCCTTCGGAGTTCAGTCTCGCAAATCAGTGCGCCCCAGGGGACGCGCCCGAACCCAATCCTAGAGTCTAGCGGCCCGGCGCCAGCGACGACTTTCTCCACCAGGAGACAGCTCGTTGGCCAACACGTTTGCGCCGTTCGGCTTCTCGCAGCGCGCCGGCGCCGGCTCGGCCCCGACCTACGAACAGGTCCCGGCCCTGATCGACGCTGCGACTGCGGCCATCTTCCAGGGCGATCCGGTCTTCCGTCTCAGCGATGGGACGATCGCGGGCGCCACCACGGGTCCAGGCCCAGGAACCGGCGTCCTCGCCGGCGTCTTCGCGGGCGCTGACTGGATCAGCGTCAGCCAACAGCGCCGGGTCTGGCGCAATTACTGGCCCTCGGCCGACATCGCGGCCAGCACCACGGCGAATTGCAAGCTGATCAACGACGAGAACGCCCAGTTCCTCGCCCAGGTCGGCGGAAACGCCACTGCGCTCGCGCAATCGGACGTCGGGCTCAACGCTCAGTTCGCCTACGGCACAGGCAACACCGCCAACGGCATCTCCGGCGCCTACATCGACATGACCGTCGCGCGGGCGACGACGGCGACGTTGCCGTTCCGGGTCATCGGGCTCGTCACCGACCCGCCGGGAACCAACGGCACCTTCGCGAGCAGCAACAACTGGGGCGTCTTCGCCTTCAACAACGTCGAGACTCGTTCTCTGACGGCGCAGAACTGAGGGGTGACCTGATATGCCCGTTGCTCTCTCAGCGATCCGCGACCTTCTCCTCCCCGGCCTTCGGGGGCTGACCGGCAAGTACGAACAGATTCCGGTCCAGTACGACAAGGTCTTCACCAAGTTCAATTCGAAGATGGCCCTGGAGCGCACCGCCGAGATGCGGTACCTCGGCCTCGCCCAGCTGAAGACGGAAGGCGGCCAGACGGCGTTCGACAACAACGCCGGCGAGCGCTACGTCTACAATCAGGAGCACGTCGAGCTCGGCCTGGGCTACGCGATCACCCGCAAGGCGATCGACGACAATCTCTACAAGAGCCAGTTCGCGCCCTCCAACCTCGGCCTGATGGAGTCCTACCAGCAGACCAAGGAAATCTATGCCGCCAACGTGCTGAACACCGGCACGACCTACAACTCGGCGGTGGCTGGCGATGGTGTCGCGCTGTTCTCGACCTCGCACCCGATCGACGGCGGGACCTACGCGAACACGCCGACCACCAACGTCGACCTCAACGAGGCGACGCTGCTGAACGCGATGATCGCGATCCGCACGAACTTCCGCGACCAGGCCGGTCTGAAGATGTTCGCTCGCGGCCGCAAGCTCATCGTGCCGCCGCAGCTAGAGCCCGTCGCGATCCGCCTGACCAAAACCGAGCTTCGGCCGGGGACGGCAGACAACGACGTCAACGCGATCCTGACCACGGCCGGCGGCCTCCCGGAAGGCCACATGGTCATGGACTTCCTGACCTCGTCCTTCGCGTGGTTCCTGCTCACGAACATCATGGGGCTCAACTACATGAGCCGTATCCCGTTCGAGACGGACATGCAGGTCGACTTCGTGACCGACAACCTGCTGGTCAAGGCCTACGAGCGGTACAGCTTCAACTACTCGAATCCGCGCGCCGCCTACGCTTCGTTCCCGACGTCCTGAGGAGCGAGCCACATGGACTACAGCAGCGCTGGCCAGTATCCGAACAACAACGGGGTCTCGATCTTTCCCGGGACCTCGCTGACCGGCCCGGTGATCGCCGGCAACGTGTTGGAGACGGACGGGACCGGCAACCTCGCGGGCCTCGGGGAGACCCAAGGCACGGCGAACGCCGGCACCGTCGTTCTCTCTCAGTCGCAAGCCGGCATCGCCCAGGCGGGCACGCCGGTGACTACCAACATCGTGATCCCGGCGCAGAGCCAAATCCTGCGCATGACCGTGATGGTGACTACGGCTTTGACGGGCGCCGCCACCACGCTCGGGATCGGCTCCTCGGCTTCGGCTACGGCGTTCACGGCGGCCAACGCGGTCGTCACCAGCGGCGCCCTGGGCCAAGTCGCCGTGACCCCAGGAACCGGCGCCACGCAGATCGGCAATTGGGACAATGTCGGCAGCACCGATCGCCAGGTGGTCGTCACCTTCACCAACACCGGCTCCGGCGTTCTCACCCTCACGGTGGAGTACGCTCAGGGCATCAACCTCGCGTCCTGATAGGAGATCGCCATGAAGGGCCGTAAGCATCGCGACACCGGCGGCAAGAACGACGCCGAGGAAGACCTGTCGCACAAGAACATGGAGTACACCAAGGACTCCAACGTCAACCGCGAAGCCGAGGAGCGCAAGGCTGGCGGTCGGGCCAAGCGCAAGCGCGGCGGCATCGTGCATCACGAGAAGATGCACGAGCTGAAGCACGCCAAGCACGTCGGCAAGGTGCACGGCGAGAAGGCCAAGGAGCACGCCGGCCGCAAGCCGCGGAAGTCCGGCGGCCGGACCGGCTCCGACTCGCATCCCTATTCCTCGGCGCGCCGCGGCGAAGTGCCGGCGGGCCGCACGGAACAGACCGAGTTCAACTGACCCTCGCCGATAGCTGAGGTCTCCAAATGCAGCCTATCGTCGTGACGGTGGGGCCGCTGGCGGCGGCCTCGGCGAACGCCATTGCGCTCAGCCAGACGCCCGCCAAGGGGCCGCTGACGCTCAATGGCGCCAGTGTCGTGGCCGGCATCGCCGTGCTCGATCAGGCCCGTCAGGTGCTCATCACCACGACGGGCAACGAGTCGGCCAAGACCTTCACCATCGCCGGGACCGACTGGTCGGGCAGCGCCATCAGCGAGACGGTGACGGGGCCGAACGTCGGCACGGCCGCGTCGGTGCTGTCGTACAAGACCGTCACCTCGGTCACCATCAGCGCCAACGCCGCCGCCGCGCTTACCGTCGGCACCAATGGCGTCGCGTCGTCTCCGTGGGTGAGACTCGACACCTGGGCCGATGCGACGGTCGGGTTCCAGTGCGTCGCCTCCGGAACGGTAAACTATACGCTCCAGCAGACCTACGACGATCCGAACTCGCCAACCAATCCGGTGAGCCCGAATGCGATGACGTGGGTAAACTGCCCGACGGTCGCTCTCGTCAACGCCACCGCTACACAACAGGGCAACTACGCGATCGGCCCGGTGTGGGCCCGGGTCGTTCTCAACAGCGGCACGGGCTCGGTCACGTCGACCTTCGCCCAGTTCGAGAGCGTCGGCTACTAGCTCGCGATGTCCACCTCTGGGACGTACAACTTTGCCCCGACGCTGGGCGAGCTGACCATCTACGCCTTCGGTCTCATCGGCATTCGCCCGACGGCGCTGCTACATGAGCACATGGAAGGCGCCAGAATGGCGGCGAACCTGCTGCTGGGCAGGTGGTCCTCGATGCCAGGCGTCAACACCTGGCAGGTGGATCTGCAAACCGTCGACCTTGTGCCGGGAACGGCGACCTACAGCGTGCCCGCCAATACCATCGCCATGCTGGACGCCTATGTGTCGGTGAGCAACGGCGTCGAGACCATCAACCGGCTTATCCTGCCGATCAGTCGCAGCGAGTACGCCAGCTATCCGCAGCCGAACCAGCAAGGCAGCGTCACCGTGTTCTGGTTCGACAAGCTGCTCTCGCCGACCTTCACGCTCTACCTCGTCCCGGACGGCACGCAGGCCTCGCTGAGCTACTACCGCGTCCGCCAAAGCCAGGACTCGGTGTTGTCGGGCGGGCTAAGCGTCGAACTGCCGGTCTACTGGCTGGAGGCGTTCGCGATGGGTCTGGCGGCGCGACTGGCGATGCAGTGGAAACCCGAGATGGCCGTGGCCCTGAAAGCCGCGGCCGACGAGGCCTATAGCATCGCGGCCGACCAGAACACCGAGACGCAGCAGTTCTACATCTCGCCGATGGTCAGCGGCTACTGGAGGGCGTGACATGGCGTACGCCTCCCGCGCCGGCCGAGCGCAGGTCAGCGCCCAAAACCCGCGCGCCTTCGCGGTGTGCCAAAGGTGCGGCATCTGGACGAATCGGGATCGCCTGACCAACCAGTCGCAATGGCGCGGCGCGGCGCTGCTGCCGCTCTACATCTTCGTCTGCCCGGACTGCCTCGATACGCCCCAAGAACAACTTCGCGCGCTCGTCCTCCCCGCAGACCCGGTTCCGATCTATCTGCCGTTCCCCGAGCCGTTCTCGTCCGACGAGACCACGGCGATGACGCTCACCCAGGCGACAACGGACCCGGTGACAGGCCTGCCGGTTCCCGGAACGACGCAGATGACGACCTCGAGCGGGGTTGCCATGACGCCAGAGCCCTACGGCAGGCCCCCGGGATTGATCCCTGACGCCATCATGCCCCTGGCGCTCACCGACGGCGTGCCGAACGTCTACGGAGCGCCCCTGAGCGTGCTGAGCGTCGTCGCGAACGGCGCCGACCAGGTGGCCGTGACCTGCGCGTCGCCGCATGGCCTCGCAACCCAAGACCAAGTCGGCGTCGAGGGCCTGAACAATGCGAGCGCCTGCGGAATCTTCAGCGTCGACGTCACCACGGCCACGGCGTTCACCTATCAGGTCTATCCACTGTCCATCCCGGCCGGGTCGCTCCTGGGGGCGACCACCCGCATCGTGACCGCCCAGGTCGCCGCGCCGACCGACTATCCGGTCCTCCAGCAGGTCGGTCCCTGAAATGGCGTCGCAGACGATTCCGGGTCTAGGCGCGCTCGTCGCCCTCTCCGGCCTAGAGCAGGTCTGGGTCAATCTCGCAGGCGTCGACTATCGCGTCAGCACTCAGCAGATCGCCGACCTGGTGGGCGGCGGCGGCGGCATTGGCGTCGAGGAGGTCGTCGGCGATCTGAACATGCAGGCCGGCTTCGCCTACGCAGTGCGGACGGACCTCGGCGCCTTCACCCTGACCTGCCCGACGCTGACGAGCCCAGCCCTGATCTTCGTCCAGGACGTCGGCTACAACGCCGGGACCAACCCCATCACCATCAGCGGCGGCGCGCTCGATGTCGCGCTGTTCGGCTCGGTGAGTGCGATCCAGGCGATCGACATCAACGACACCGGCTTCATGCTGTGGGGCCTGCCAGGGCTCTACTGGCGAGCCATCCCGTTCGGAACCTGAGATGAGCAGCCCAGTTCCGCCGACTCCGCTCACGTACAACGGATACGTGACGCAGGTGGCGCTCATGGCCGTCTATCAGGTCCAGACCGTCAACGGCGTCGTACAGGGAAGCGACGCGAACTTCACCGCGCTGATCCCGCAGATGCTCAACTATGCGGAGTTGCGTATCCAGCGCGACATGGAGCTTTTGCCGCTCCAGGCCAGCCTACCGTACTCGTTGACGCAAGGCGCCAACCAACTCGCGATCTCGCCCAACGACTTCGTCACCGTGCAGGACGTGCTGGTCAACAACAACGGCACGCTTTGGCCGCTACTGCCGGTCAGCAAAGAGTACGTCATGGCGGTGTGGCCGCCGAGCGCCACGCCAGCGCAACCGCGGGTCTTCGCCATGCTGGGCGGCGACCAGGCGACGGCCGGGCTGACGTCGAACCTCATCATGGTCGGCCCCCCGCCCGATCAAGCCTATCCGGTGACGGTCTTCGGCACGATCCGAGCCCCGTCGCTGGCGCAATACGCCGGCAACGGAACCGACGCGGCCTCGGGGA